AGTTATACTCAAGGTAACTACTATCCTAACGATAAACTAGGGTTGACAGACGGTAGTAATCCAATATGGAACGCCAAAGATTGGCAAAATTTCCTAGACTGCAATGGTACTTGTGTTGGACTAGACAATGCTGTAACTGACACAAGTAGGTCTGTTGAGTATGCTAAGTATTGTTCATACGCTTGGAATAGATATTGGTCAACACCTAAAGAACAACCGTTATATAGAAGGGCTCAAGTTGCTCTGATTCAATCTCAAGAAATTGAAATAGTAGTTCCAAACGACATGGATATGTCAATCGGAAAACTTGTTCGTGTTGATACTGGTAGATCTCCAGATACGATTGATGATAATCTACTAGGAAAAGTTGATAAATCAGATCCACTTGCAGGTAAATATTTAGTTACAGGTATTCGCAGAGTGTTCGATAGAGATAACTCTAGTATGATGAGAGTAAGATTAAATAGAGATAGTTTACCCTACGATCCATCAGAATAAAGGCATACATAAGATATGGCTAAAACAGATAAGTTTAGATATTCCGATCTCGATTTTAACTTCGCTCAATCCACGACTAAGGATGTTGCTCGAAAGTTCGATAACAATGCAATCAAGCAGTCGTTAAGGAATGTGGTCCTTACTAACTTCTATGAAAGACCTTTTCGTCCATCGCTTGGTGCCAATCTTGTTGCTAAACTTTTCGATCAACCATCGCCTGGTATTGTTTCCGAAGTTCAATCTGATGTAAGAAGAGCAATCGTGACATTTGAACCCCGAGTTAACTTGATAAATGTTTTGGCTGAATATAATGATATAAATCAAGAACTAAAGGTACAAGTAGAATATAGTTTTTTAGATGAAGATGATGTACTAGACATAACCATAGAAAGAGTAAGATAATGCCCGATTCATATATCAATCTTAGTAAAACAGATTTTAATCAAGTGAGAACCTCTCTTACTGATTTTATTAAAACTAAAGATGAGTTTAGTGATTATGATTTCAATGGATCTGCTCTATCTACTTTAATAGATCTGTTGGCATATAATACAACTTTCTTTTCTACCTATACAAACTTTCTAGCCAATGAAAGTTTTATAGATTCAGCACAAAAGAGAGACTCTCTGGTATCATTAGCAAGACTTGTTGGTTACACACCAAGATCCAGAATCGCTTCTAGAGCCGAACTAAATATAACAATGAGTAGTGGTAGTGGAATCGAAGCAGGCCGAGTATTTTCTGGTGGAGATACTGGATATGATTTCATAACGATAGAAGATCAACGTTTCGGATCATCCACGGGTAATATAATTGTATATCAAAATCTCTCTGAAAACAGATCAGTATCTACAACTTACTTTAATGGGAGTGTCACAGTACCTGAGACTGCCGATATATCTTCCCTAAAAGTAACAGTTGGTGGTAGAGAATTTACGAAGGCAGATAGAATCTCAGTTCTATCTGCCTCTTCTGAAGTTTTCTTTGTTGATCCTATTTACTCTGGAGCATATGAAGTTTCCTTTGGTGATGGTACCTATGGAGTGGAAGTTCCAGAAGACTCTAACGTCGTGGTGTCATACTTAACTCCCAACGGAGTTGATAATGCAAATGGTGAAAGAAGTTTCACACCACTGAATGGAGATGGACAACCTAGCATTACAGTCAATGAAGTAGTAAGTCCTTCATACGGAGGTGCAGAAAGAGAAGACAGTGAAAGCATTAGAAGAAATGCTCCATCATACTTCCAAGCACAAAACAGAGCAGTTACAGCAGAGGACGCTGAGATTGTGTTCAAGGTAGAAAACCCCGAAGTCTTTGATGCCACTGCATGGGGTGGTGAGGATAATAATCCTCCTCAATATGGTCGTTTGTATCTTGCATGTGTAAAAGATGCTGCTGGTCTCACATTTACACAAAGTGAACTTTCAGTGTTTGCTGCTAAACTACAAGAGAAAACTGTTGTTGGCATTCTTCCTGAGTTTGTGCAACCAACTTGTTATGACTTAGATATTCTTAGTGGAGAGATTATATACGATAGAGTAGTAAATATAGATGGATCTGGTTTGAACACTATAGTTCAAACGAAGATTTCTGACTTTGATCCTGCATGTGGATTTAGAGAAGTCTTTCCATATTCAACTGTTGTTTCACAACTTGTAGAAGAAAATAAAGCAATAAGATCTGTAGAGTTTAATGTACAAATGTCATCAACCTTTAAGGCTGAAGATTATCCTAACGATGATGCTTTAAATAGAAATCTATATATCTCCTTCGTTAATAATATTGTAAAAAATAGCATCGAAGGTAAGTTTCAGTTAATCAACGACTCCGTTAGATTTGGTGATGCTGATGAAAATATAGGATATATTGATGATGACGGAAACGGATTTTTAAGATTTTACATACTAGAAAATAATGTAAGAAAATATATCAACTATAGAATCGGAACTGTAAATTATCTAAAGGGTGACATTAGTATATTCGGTCTAACCGATTGGGATGCTGGGATTAGAGATTCTGATCTTATAATCAGAGCAAATCCTAAAAGTAATTCAGTTAAATCAAGCAAACAAGCAACCTTTAGAATAGGTAAAGTAGATAATCTGGATGTCAATGTATGATTACAACTACAAACCAACAGGCTAATGTTTTTGAAGAAAACAAAGCACAGGTGGCATTTGATCTTCAGACAGAAAGAACTTCTTCTGCCCCTGATGTTATTACTCCAAGGTTTCCTTTCTATGTTCGTGATAGACTTCCTGTTCATATTCTAGAAAACCATGAACTGTATGTTAAGTTCATTGAATCCTACTTTGAATGGCTAGGTATTAGCAACAACATCAATCAGATTCCTTATCTGATGGATCTTAAAAATATACCGAGTAATCTTTTGATTCATCATAAAGAACTATTCGCTAGTCTCTTTCCAGAAACCTCAGTTAGAAATACATCAGAAGAAGAAGACAACGGACAAATCATTTATAACTGGCGTGATCCTGATAACTCACTAGTGGATATTAGACGTTTTTTATCTTTCATTCGTCAGTTCTACTTAACCAAAGGAACCGAAGAGTCAACTAGATTTCTGCTCTCATCTTTGTTTGGTATTAATGCAGGATCTATTGATTTCGATTATCCTAAAGTTCAACTCTGTATATTATCTGACTCTATCTGGGTTCCAAACCTTGACGGGGATACTGATACATTAGGCAATCTATACAATGGATACTGGGCAGATAGTCGAACAACACTAAGTGGTGGTGTTAGACTTCAAGATGAATACTTTCAACAGTTCTCATATTCAGTCACAGCCATAACGCCTTTAGAAAACATTGCAGATGGTAATATAGATGAAGACTATGAGTTTACAACAAAACCAATAAAAGATATAACTCACCCCGCAGGGTTTAAACTTTTCAACAATGTTGGACCTGATTCTTATCGTCCTGCTCCGCCAGGACCGATTGATACTGGTTATTCAGAATCACCTTTGATTGGACATTACTTAGCGTATAGATTTGATACTACTCTAAACGGAAGAGAGCCTTTCCCTGATTTGTGTAATTTAGTTGATTTGTTCCCTTGTGGTTTCAATCCATATACAACCAATCCATTAAACGGCTCAGTAAACTGCTTTACCCCTGCACACAATCCAAATGGGTTTCCGATTGGTTATACTTATGGTGCGGCCGCTGAAGCGGCGGGTTACACTTACACAGCAGATACATACAATACAGCAGAAGATAGAGGATATACGTTTTGGGTAGTATATAATCACCCTGCTTCTTGGGTTGAGGGTATTCCGTTAGGTTCTCAGTTTGGTGATATGAGGTTAGGTAATTTAGTTGATCTCACACCAGATGCTGCTAAGGGATATAATGTTTCACCCAATGATCCAGTCGAGGACGTTAGCACTTGTACGTTAGCATAAGAGGAATATAAATGGCATCAGTTAATAATACAAACATATCCAACAGAACTATTGAAAATACAAGTTCTATAAAGTTTCGTAACTTGATTGCGAAGAATGCTATAGATAATCTATTACAGCAAAATCAAGTGTTTTTCTTTGCTGCACATGCGGGTTTCACAGGATCATCTGGAGCCTCTGCTGATTCTTCATTTCAAGATGAGATCACATATGAAAACATTACTATTCTAGAAAGAGTTACTCCTAACGATGTGGCTATGTGTGTTCCTCGCATTGACTGGACAAGTGGAACAGTATATGATCCGTTTAACCCATACAAAAACGACTATGAGTACACAGTAGACTTCGATGGTGTAATTACTTATCTAAATAAACCTTATGTATTGAACTCTGAGTTCGACGTATATGTTTGTATCAAGAACAGTCCGACTGGTTTAGATAGAGATAAAGTAGGATCAACAGTAGAACCAAAAGGACGAGGGACTGAATCATTCGTAACAGCAGATGGGTATACTTGGAAATACCTATACTCGATCGTAGATCAACTATTTAAATTCCTGACAACTACTTGGCTTCCGGTTCCTACTCCAACGACCGAACCAACTACGGGAATCAACAGTGCCAAATACAGACAATACCAAGTTCAACTTGCTAGTGACCAAACTAAAGGACAGATCAATGATGTCGATATTAATATCGGCAACAGTAACGTTTACTTCGATTCAGAACCAACCGCAACTGTGATTGGACAGGGTACTGGTGCTAAGATAAACATTGGAACTGCATTTGATCCAGTAAAGGGCTATAAGTTAACTGGGTATAGTATTCCAGCAGGCGGAACTGGCTATGTTGGTGGTGCTGTGAAACTAGACATTTCTCCAAACAGTAACTCAGATATCACGAGTAAATCTGATCTAGAATCTCTAATCACACCACAGGCATCTTTTGGTGGAGCAGACCTAGATATTGGCAGTGATGCGACCATTGCATTACAAGCAAGAACTCTAATGTTTGTTGGTACTATGAGCCAGTCTGACGACACAATCGGATCATTTCCTGATGGAACTGTGATGGGGTCATTTGGTTTGATTGCCAATCCAGTCTACGCAACAGGAGACAACGCAGGGAAAGTTGTTGGTGATGAACTAGGCAAAGGAACGGATACAAAACTAAACATTCGACAGGCAGCAAAAGTTCAAATCAAAGACAACAGCGGCACTGGATTTGAATTCACAACTGCCAAAGCAATCGCGGATTCTCGATTACCTACTAATGGAAAAGTTTCTTTTCTGACTTCAGATACAGACGCAACCACCGTTGACCTAAGACCATTTAACTACACAGGGCCTGGAACAAGTAATAGAGCAGATCTCTTTATTACAGGACAGAAAACATTACCAGTTGCAGGAGAAACAGTGCGATCTGGGAGCAATGATTTTGAGGTTGAGCAGGTATTCCCCTCGGAAGTTCAAGTAGGCTCAGGGAATATATTATACATAATACAGAACGTTTTCAGCATTCTAAAAGAGACAAAATATATTGTGAAATTCTTCATCCCACTATGATAGGAGTATAAATGGCCTTTACAAATACATCTTGGAACTTTTCTATGTTTGGAGCCGGTTCTGGTTATGGTGATGACTGGAATCCTAAATCCAATCATATTTCTATTGGATTTATTCCAGGCTATGCTCTACAATCCAGAGAACTTTTAGAACTACAAACTATTCAATCATACCAAACGTCTACAACAAATAGATGTTTGTTTCATCACGGACAACCTCGTATCGATTTAGAAAGAGAAGATATTGGGGATCCAACAAAATCTCCCGTGGTGCTTGCAGAGAATGGCAGAAATCTTAGAGTTTACAGAAATGCTGAGTTCTTTACTAACTTTACTACTACTGCCGCAGATCGGTCTTGGATTCCTACTGGATTTTGGATAACATTCCCACCATATTTAAACGTTGCGTCTCAACTTAGCGATACTGCTATGGAAGAAACTATTCCAGACACTATGGCAGTTGGGGATTATCTTGGATTTAATGTATTAATAAGAATAGTTACTGGAGACGGAACAGAGTTTGATCAGTTTGGAAATAAATATTTATTCACAGATCCAGCCGTAGGAGTTCAAAACTCGAATGCTATTGGAGCAGGGCGACTAGTTTATGAAATAGTAAATCAGAGTAGAAATCCCGATAATCCACAAGCATTGGTCCGTCAACCAGCGAGTATAGGAAAAAACCCTGAAATAAGACCAGATAACAGTGGCGGGGGGTTATATACTGGTGCCTTTGTTCCTATTATCAAAAAAGAAACAGAAGGTTATAACTTCGCCTTTGGTGATGAAACAGTAGTAGTACAAACAGAAGCATAGTCTAGGAAATACTAAATGTCCGATATAACAAAAAATGATTCACAAATTTCAGAAGTGTCACTTGGTGATACAATCAATGATTGGCGTACTCTTACGAACGATCAGATTATTGCTAAGTTGAACCTAATGAGAGTTTATGATATTAATGGCGGCACTGGTCTTTCTGTAACTGGTGGTTTCGCCGGCGGAGGAAGTGGTGGTACATATGAAATGGAAATCTCTGATACGATTGGTAAAGGTATTACCATCGGTGGTGATCTTGTTGTTACTGGTAATGTTAGTTTTTCTACGGCTGGTGAAGTCTCCTTTCCAAACGGACTTGTAAATGTAAATGGTGATGATAGTCCAGTCGCAGGTTATGCCACTGGTGGTATTGTTGTAGGATCATATACTGGGCCCGACTTCAACACAGGAACAACTGCTCCATTCTTACTGAACCTTGGTGGTGCTTGGTTTACTAACCAAGACTTGAAGTTGATTGGCGGAGGAACATTCGCTAATGACTCAATGCAGCAGATTCTTTTCGGAGAGGCAAACGGAAAGACTCTTGCGTTTAAACAGAACGTAACAGATCTGATAATCGGCAATGGTCACACTCTAGATACAATCCCTGTAGGATCAACTCTTTCTGGTGAGATCGCTAGAATCAGATCCTACGATGGTCGAGTTGATATCCTTAGAGGTGTGAACAAGAGAAGAGTGTCAGGTGTATCGCACGACTTCCAGTTTGGTAATGTAGTCAGGGCATCTAGTGCCGATGCAAATGGATTTACCTTGGCGTTCGGTGGTGGGGGATCTACTTTAGCAGAAGCAGTTGGTATGATTTCTAGGGACAACGGAGACTCTGACTTTGAAGTTACGTTTAATGGTGAGGTCGAAGGAGACTTCACAACAGTTTCTGGTGGAGTCCTCTCTGTTGGGTGTCCATACTTCCTTTCTCCTTTGAATCCGGGATTTGTTACAACGGTAGAACCAAACACGCCTGGACACGTTTCAAAACCTGTCCTCATTGGTCTATCAGCAGACAGAGGTTTGTTTGTAAACTACAGAGGTCAGGAAGTAAATTCATTCGCCGGCGGAGGTGGTGGCGGTGGTGCTACTGGTAACGGTCGATCTATTAGAATACCTAAACCTAGTGGATTTGCTGTTGGTGATCTTGTAGGAATAAACGATAGCGGAACTTACATCAAGTTAACTACGGCAAATAACGCATTACAACATATATCAAGAACACTGGGTCTTGTAGTTAATGATTCCGAAATGTTACTACATGGTGTCACAGAACCAACAGACACATTTGACTTGGCAACAAATATTAGAGTGTTTGATTCTGATGGTGATCCATTGTATTATGGTGGATATCAGACTGGTCAGTTGTCACAAAGACCTGAAGTTTTTCCATCGACTCCACTTGCTATGCGTCTTGGAGCATCTAATCAAATCTACTTCTTCAACACAAGGCCAGGTCAGGGTTATAGTAATCCAAGTCAGGGAGCATTAGACAATGTTTTACAAGATCCAGATGCCTTTACTGCGGAAGAAGTTAAAGGTGGTATAAACGGGGCTCAAGTAGGAGGTGGGGGACTTGCTGGTTCTAATACTGTAGGTCAAGGAATCAAAAATCTACTAGTCAATGGTGGTTTTGATATTTGGCAAAGAGGTGTTGGGGTAGACTCAATATACACAGGTAATGAACAGACCTACTTCGCTGACAGGTGGTATCGAAACAAGCGAGTAACCGCTCCTGGTGGTAAGGATATAGCCGAAATTGAACGTGTTAAATTCCCCGAAGGTCAAACTGATGTTGGAGGTAATCCAGAATATTATGCCAGAGTGAGGGCAAACTTTGCGCCAGGTGCAGGCGAAACCGCAGTTGACGGTGGTGATTTTATCTCTTGGAATAACGTGATTGAAGATGCGAATACCCTAGCAGGACAACCTGCTGTTGTCTCCTTTTATGCTATGGGTGCAACTGGAGTCACAGGATTCCTTGCAGTTGAATACACTCAGTATTGGGAAGGAACTACAGGAGGAACCTCAAGTAACCAGATTCTACCTCTAGTTTACTTGGATGGTGAATATAAATGGACAAGATACTCAATGAAATTTGCCCCTGTCATCGGACCAACAGCATCAGGTCTAATAAACAGAGATGAG